GTGTGCATGAGTGCCCCTTTAGGGACTCATGAACTCATGCGTCTGTATGACACGGTAAGCCTTAAACCGATCTATTACACGCGCAGCGATCGCGCTCACGCGCGCCAGCGTAACTGTTAAATGAGCGTGCATACCCGTGTGAGCGCTCACACGGATAGCCAAACGACCGTTTGCTATCTGTCAGGCAGCCGCCTACGGACGGTGACCCTCCTGAGTGAACGAACTAGGCATGCTTCGTATGCTGCGTATATGACGCGCTGCGCAAATCGACCCCCCGAAATCGCTTTGAGTTCGGGCGCCCGCCCTCAGACATAAATTTTTCCAAAATTTTTTATCAATTAATATTGTGAAATCAACTACATACCTTCATATCGCCACACCGACAACAGCGACATCGCCGAAATACTCTTGACACGCGACCCTGAAGGATGCCATACTGAAAGTAGACACCTTGTGTGTCCAAACAGCCGCAAGTCATTGATTCGTCGTTGACGCGATAGAATAGCGGCACCAACAGCGGCGCCGCGCCGGCCTCGATCGAGTCGCCGCAACCCGGCGCTTGCTTCTCCCGAGATCCGGGCTCGGCACGATCCACCCGGCGCGGCTGTCCGCCCTTACGAATTTTTTAAGGAGATCGCATTGAGTGAGCCAAGTACCACGCCTGCAGCGCCCTCAAGCGCAACCCCTGCCAGTGCCGCCCCGACTCCAACTGTCGGGCAATCCATTGATGCGGAGATCACCGTCCTCAAGGGGCGCCTTGCGAAGCTTGAGGCAAGTGCCTCGACCGACTGGGCCGTCCTCAAGCAATGGGTTAAGACCAACTGGGCGCACTTCGTTACCTGGGGCGCGCTCGCTGCCTCAAGTCCGGTCGTGACCGACATCGTGAAGAAGTTGCTGTAATGGCCGATCCCACTGCAGACGAAGTTCACGCCGCGCTCGCGGTGCTGGCCGCAGCCGAAGCGGCCCGAGAAGCCCACGTTCTTGTGGCCGCGCCGGTCGAGCCAGTGATGCCGAGCGAGAGTGCGCCGGTCGCACCCGCGGCGGTGGATCCCGCTCCGCAAGTAGTTTCGGCGCCAGCACCCGCAGTAGCGGCCGCCATCGCGGGTAGTCCCGCGGCGCCTGTGGATCCGTATGTCGCCCGGTCAGTGAAGTCCTCACCGAACGGATTTTAATTTGTCGGTCCGCGCTGCCGCCGCGACGCCCTATGACTCGTGCGCACCGAGGAAGTGGTTAGGGGAGATGGGCGGCGAAATTTTTTACCACCGTGGAGAAGACGATGGCGCATTTACCCGAAGTGGCGAATGAGGGCGATCTCATTACGCTAGCATCGATGTCGACGATGAACGTGTTCGCGCAACTCGAGATCAAGGATCCTGCGTTGGCCGACGAAATCAAGCTGGTTGTTGCCGGCGAGATCCGGCGCGTCGAGATCGAGTTCTCGATCATGCTGATGGACTTGCGCAAGAACTTCGAGGAGGATGTTGCTTCCTTGAAGGAAAAAGGCTTGCTGCCCGAAGCGCACATCCTGAACGTGTTGGGAGAATCCAATGCTGGATAGCCCCACGCTCGCCAAAGCGCTTGTCGGCGCGGAAGCCTCGAACTCAGTCGCGACCGTGAAGTATCGCGAACCCTCTGCCAGTGAGAGCAGGGTCGCCAGTGTCATCGCCGATGAAGTCGGCCGCATCGAAGCGAAACTATCGATCATGCTCGCGCACGTCGAGGGCAACTACGAGTCGCAAGTAGCGAACTTGAAGTTAAAGCTAGTGGCCGCGCGCTGGTACTGGGAAACGCTGGCCGCAGTTGCGGTTGCCTTCAGCGCATTGGGCTTCGTGATAGGGAGAATTTAAGATGACCCAAGCGCAAACCGCTCTGCAATTGCCGGACTACGTGTCGCTATCGCTGACGGCGCAAAATGCTGTGACGATCCTCGGCGCGCTTCAGAATTCCGACGGCCCGTTCAAAACGATTTCGTCGGCACTCTCCGCGGTCCAGCAGCAGCTGATGTCGCAAGCAGTGAAGCCGCCTGCATCCGTTGCGCCGCCCCCGACCGCGCCCACAGAACCTGCGAACGAAGAAATCGCGCACCACCCGGTCTGATCATGGCTGACGAACCCAGCTTTCTCGACATCGAGGTTGCGGCGCCTGAGCCCTCGTGGCTCGAGATCGAGTCTATCGAGACGCCGAAGGCCGCGCTGCCATACGACGCGCTGCGCTTCGCGTGTATGCGCGGCACAGGCCGAGTCTGGGCGTGCGATGGCCGATACGTCGCCTACCGACCGTTCAATCACGCGCTCGACAAAGTCGCGAACCCGGTGTTCCAAGAGCGCGTCGAGAAGTTCGACCGCGAGGGGCACTTCGAGCATATCGGCACGTTCGATGAAGTCCGGGTTTTCAAGTTGAAGCCCGAGTCGCCGTGGTACGCGCACGAGGACAAGGCGTACACCGCCGGCAAGTCTCTCTGGGGCGACATCAACCACGCGGTCAAGCTCGCGTGTGCGCGCGACTGGCGCGACTATACCGATCTTTTGGAAGCGATGGCGTCGGGGATGATGGCGGGCCGCGAGCCCGCGTTCGCACGCAAGCAGTGGGAAGATGCGATCGGGCAGATCATGATCGGCATCTACCAGAAAGGCGGCCCGCTCCCCGTCGAAGTGAAGGCGGGAGTCGACAACGTTCGCGCGTCGCGCGGCGCGATCCGTGGCCCGGGTATTCTGATGTCCTCGGATGTGGCGGCCGCGAAGAATGTGCAGTATGAAGGAAAGACGTGAGCTTCCTCGACATTGATGACGAGACGCCGGGCCTGCCGGCCGTCATAGGGCAGTTGTCGCAGGGCATGGTTGAGTTTTCTGCCGCATGGGGGAATCTCACCGACAAGCAAAAAAAGTTTCTCGAGACGTGGCGCGCAGTGGGCTACAGCGTGCCAGACGCGTACCGCGCGCTAGGGCAGTCTCCCGCGAACGCATCGACGGAGTTTCGCTGGCGCGCGAATGAGCATTACACGTTCTGCAAAAAGATGCTGCAGAAAGTGGGCCTGGACGAAGCACACGACAAGGCGCATCAGGTCACATCGATTGAACGGCTCGCCGTGAAAGCTGAAGCCGGCAACACGCTGTACTACCAGGGCGTTCCCGTGCTCGATCGTCTCACCGGTGAGCCAGTCAAGGAAGCCGATGTCGGCGCCGCATTGCGGGCGCGCGAACTCGCGCTGAAGACCGGCGGCCACTTGAAGGAAGAAGATCGCGCCGGCAGTTTCGTGCTGCCGCAGCTGATCGTGCAAGTGACGAACCGTGTCGGCGGCGAAGTCGAACAGACGATCACGGTTGGCGCGATTCCTCCGGTGCCTGAGTTGCTGCCTTCGTGGCTCGACGAGGAGTAGCGCGTGGCCTTGAACCCGTTAGGTCCCGTCGCATCCGCGTTCTATCAAAGCAACAACGAAGTCGACGCGATCATGGGGCCTGTAGGCTCCGCGAAGTCGACCGCCGCTGCGCAACGCCTCGTGCGGCATGCGTACGAGCAGAAAGCACACGCCGGTATTCGTCACACGCGTTTTGCGATTGTTCGCAACACCGGCCCGCAGTTGGTCGACACCACGATCAAGACGTGGCTGAAGTTGTTCCCGGAGTCTGTGTATGGTAAGTTTTCGTCGACATCGAAGACGCATCGCTGGCGCGGAGTAATCCCCGGCACGAAAGAATTGCTTGACGCGGAATTTGTGTTTCGCGCACTCGATGACGATAAAGACGTTGCCAATCTGCTCGGTCTTGAAGTCACCGGCATCTGGTTCAACGAGCTTCGAGAGATTGACGCCGCGCAGATCTGGGCGCAGTCCGGTGCGCGCGTAGGCCGCTTCCCCGGCGCAGACATGGGCGGATGCACCTGGCAAGGCCGTATAGGTGACACGAATCCATGGGCTGCTACCAGTGAGTTTCATGAGATGTTCGTCGCTGATAAGCGCGAGGGGTACGGGTTTTTCAAGCAGCCGGGCGGACTCGAAAAGGACGCTGAGAACTTGGAAAATTTGAACCAGACACCCGAGACGCTGATACTTCCGTGGAACGATCCGCGGCGCCGCGAACAGGGTCGCACGTACTACACCAAAGCACTGCGCGACTATTCGAAGAATGACGCAAGTATGATGGTGCACTGTAAGTACGGTGTTGATCGCAGTGGCAAGCCAGTCTTCGAAGCTTTCGACGACAACGTTCACTGCCGTGAGAAGGATCTCTTGTATTCCCACGACGGCCCAAAGTCGCCGCCGCATGTTCCGATTTATCTTGGGTGGGACAACACCGGGCGCAACCCGGCAGTCGTCGTAGCGCAGAAATCGGACGAAGGTCAGTGGCGTGCGCAGTACGAGTTGTGCGCGGAAGGCATGGGTATGAAGGCATTCGCTTCGGAAGTGAAGCGCTGGCTTTCGGAAATCATACCTGGGTACCGCATCATCAAGATCACGTGCGACCCCGCAGGCAAAGCGAAGGGCGCTGACGATTTGGATATGAGGATGCTGATCGTGCAAGTGTTCCCCGGCGTGCCCGTGTTGAACGCGCGCACGAACGACCCGGCGACGCGCATCGAAGCGGTCGATGGCGCGATGCGCCGGCAGATCCTTCCCGGCGGCGAGCCGGCGTTGATCATCAGTAAGCGCTGCAAGATCCTGCGCACTGCGTGCAACAGCAAGTATCGCTTTCGCAAGATGAAAATTTCCGGTGCCGAGCGCTACACCGACACACCGGAGAAAATCACGCCGTACGCGGACGTGGCCGACGCGCTCCAGTATTTGATGCTCGGCGGCGGCGAAGGTCGCCTGAACAGCGGATCGCCCAACGGACAACAGCCCCCGGAGTTTCCCGCCGATGGACGAGCAATCACAATGGCCCGTCCCAAAAACTGGAACCCGTTGGGGTATGTCGCTTCTTGATGTCGGTCCCGAGGATCGCGTCATTGACTGGTATGTGCTTTTTCATCCGCGCGAGCCGCACCGCTGGTGGGTGAGGTTTCTGAAGCCCGGCTTCCGGCACGTCGACCTGATGCGGCCGCTCAAAGATTCCTGGCTCGTGCTGCGATTGGATCTCGAAATCCTCGAGAACCATGTCGAGTTCGATCCGACGCCGCCGTGGATCAAGTATCCTGAAGCGACGATTATACCGGTTACGGTGCTCATGAGAGCGCACAAATCCCGTCGAGCATTTCACATCGGGCCTTTCTCCTGCGTCGAGTTTACGAAGGCCGCCCTCGGCATTACCTCGTTTTGGTTACGGACGCCGTTCCAATTGTACAAATATCTGCACCGCCGCAACGGCATACTGGGAGTGTAAGTGTTCGAATTTCGCTTCCTACAATCGCTGTTGGGGCTCAACGGCCCGCTGTACTTCGGCAAGCCGAGTTCCGGCCCGACGGCGCAGCAGCAGGCGCTTGCGACTAGTCAAGCGACGACCACCGCGAACCAGAACCTCGAAGAGAACGAGCAGCGTAAGATTATTCTGAACGCGATGCAGGGCACGCGCGTATTTCGCGGATCGGCGCTGTCTCGGTCTATCGCAAGTAATCAGGCAGGTACCGCGGCACCGACAGCACCTCCGGGTGTTTCCGGTCAGCAACAGAACGGACTGCCGATCACGGCGGGCTCAGGCACAAGTTTGCTGGACCTCGCCGGTGGCACACAAGACGCGGTACCTGGCGCTCGTGCCGCGGGAACTACGGGGACTACGGGAGCCGGTGGCGGCGCCGGCCGCGGCGGCGGCAATCGATAATGCTGCTCAGCACGTTACCGTCGGGCCTTGAGGACGTTGCGCAACTACTGCGCCGTCGCGGCCATGCCGAGGACAAGAAGCATTTGTGGCGCTCGACGTATCGAGACGCCTATCAGTACGCCATGCCGGCGCGGGAGACGTTCACGTGGCATACCGAGGGTCAGCAGAAGAATCGCCTTCTATACGATTCGACGTTACAGGAGGCAACGTATACTGCGGCCAATACTCTATGCGCTTTGCTTTTTCCAGCATGGATGCACTGGTGCGAGTTGGCGCCGGGCGCCGCGGTGACGAAGAAGGACCTCGAGGAGAAGCCCGAGATCAACGAGGGGTTGCAGCAAGCGACCCAGACGTTCTTCAGTTACCTGAACACATCGAACTTCAATACGGTTATCTCCGAAGCTGCGCTCGATCTGCAAGTCGGTACGTGCGCGCTCTCTTTCGACGAAGGAGACATGGATCAACCCTTCGTGTTCCAAGCGATCCCACTATCCGCGATCGAGATTGAGGAAGGCCCGAATGGCACGATCGAAACCACGTGGCAGCATCGCTGCCCGCATGCGCGCAATCTTCTGCGCATGTACCCTGGCTTGGAGCTTATGGATCTCCCCGAGGCGACTCGGAAGGCCATAAAGGACGATCCGGAGAAGAAGCTCAACATCATCCAGGGCGAAGTGTACGACCCGGAGACGAAGAAGTATTTCGGCGTCGCTATCGACAAGACTGGCCCGACGATCATCTGGCGGTACGACTTCGGTAAATCGAATCCGACAATAGTTGCGCGCGCGTCAAAGTGCGCCGGCGAAACTTATGGTCGTGGACGGGTGCTGCTCGCTTTGAGCGACGCGCGGACTGTGGATCGTATGCAAGAATTCGTTTTGACGCAGATGGCGCTCCAAGTCGCGCCACCGATGACTGGCGTCAGCGACGGCGTACTGAACCCGTACACGGCCTCCCTTACACCGAACACGATTATCCCCGTGGCGTCGAACGCGGACAACAGCCCGAGTCTACGTCCGCTTGAGCTTGGTCAGAACTTTCCGCCCACACAGCAAGAGATGGGCGCGCTGCGCGAGCGCATACGAAGAACTTTACTTGGGCCGGAGCCGAGTGAAGGACCCGTCAAGAGTGCCACAGAAATTTCCGTGGCTGACCGTAATCGCCTTTGGGCGATGAACGGTGAGTACAACCGCATTATGGCTGAACTCCTCGCGAAGATTGTGAGCCGCGGGGTTTTTATTCTGCAGAAGAAAGGCAAGATGCCGAAGTTCAAAGTGAACGGGCAGTCTGTCGCCGTCAAGTATACCTCGCCGTTCGCGAAGACGCAGAACACGGACGACATTATGGCACTACAGAGCACGATGCAAGTGCTCGCGCCTCTCGGGCCGCAAGCACTTCAGATGGGCCTGAAGGTCAAGGACATCCCGGCGTATGTCGCCCGCTTGAACGGCGTGCCTGAGTCGCTGATCATGAACGATGCTGATCGCGCTGAGCTAGTGCAGAACGCTAAAGCTGTGCAGGCCGACCAGCAGCAGAACCAGATTCAGCAGAATGCGGCGATGAACCCGCAGGCACCGAACACGACGAATCAAGCGCCGGCGGCGCCGGGCGCAGCTTGACAGGTTATAGCCTGTAAAGATTTTTGCTTTTACAAGGTATAGCCTGCAAGGAGAAGCTACATGGCACTCGGAGAATGGCAGGAGGGCGACGATCCCTTCGAAACGAAGCGTGACGCAGCGCCCGCGAAAAAAGAGAACGCCGACATGGCGCTCATTTTCGCGCAGAAGTATTTGGTGTTCGAATCCGGCGCGGCGAAGGACTTGTTGAAGTTCTGGAC